TCGGTTCGAACGAAGGTCCCCCGCGCTTGCGGGTTAGAAAGGATCGAAACATCCCCGCAGATAAGCGCTGTGTGTAGTTGTGTACGCGGAAGATAGAGGATTCGAACCCCCACCCCCGGCTAAGAGGATGTCCCGGTTTTCGAGACCAGGTGGACGCCCATTGGTCCATACCTTCCATGTCTTGCGCGGAGAGAGGTGGATTCGAACCACGGTCCCCCTCACGGGCGGCCACCGGTTTAGCAAACCGGACGCGCTTGCCAGTACGCGCACTCTCCTAAAGACGGACCGTTCCCCTGACGGTTGAAACGCCCGTTTGTCCCCTGCCTAAGCACGGTCCGTCTAGTAGCGGGAACCAGATTCGAACTGGCACCATACGGCTTATGAGGCCGCAGCTCTACCGTTAAGCTATCCCGCGTCGTAGGGCTTGCGCCCTCGCGTGTTACCCGGGATTCGAACCCGGAACCTCCCTCATCGGGCGCTCTGCCATTGAGCTAGCAACACCACCCCGGAACCACCCAGGGCTTTTGTGTCCGCGTGGGGAGCTACCCCACCGGGCCAGAGTCCGTTGCGCTGGTTAGGCGCTTGCGCCCTTCCTTGATGTACGGACTAACACACCGTGTGTGCCAGGGTTCTGACCCCTGCCTGTCTTCGGATCTACCATCTACGGAAGAGTGAACTTCCTACGGCGATTCCCTACCGACGCTCACCAGAGCTACACACGTCCGGAACCACCCGGATTTTACCAGTTCACCGGCTCATGACTTCCTGTGAACAATGTTCGAATGCCTTAGTGCTGGTTAGGCATCTAGACATGTGGTCGAACAGCCCGCACCCCCGAGAGGAATCGAACCTCTGTCAACCGCTTTGGAGACGGTTGCCTTGCCACTAGGCTACAAGGGCTTGGTTGGGGCCGGAGCCCCAACCGATCGTACCAGTCTTACTTGCTGTCGTCGCGACCGTTTTTGATGCCGGTCTTCAGCGCCGCTTCCAGCGCTCCGAGCGGGTCCCCGCACATGGTGGAGCCGTTCTCCAGCTTGTACGTGGGGTTGATGACCGCGTACACACCCTTGTGGGTGCTGTACTGGTCACCGGTGTAGTGGATGAAACCCCGGATGATGTTCACGTGCCCGATCACGACCGGGCGATCCTTGCCCACGCTTTGAGCCGCATCGATGACCTGGTAGTTGCCGTACCCGACTGCCGGGCGGATGTCAACGATGGGGGCGTAAGCGGTGATCGTGTTCATGTCGTTCATCCTCTGTCTTGGCGTTCCGTCTTGCTGATGAAGAGAACATTACCAGGGTTCCCCGATGCTGTCAACACCGGGGTCCCCCTTAAGCGTTTCCCCTGGTCAGGCGGCAATCCAGCGGTATCCCAGACCGTCCAGGTACTTGGACTCCACCTTGCCTTCACCTTGGAGCTGGCGCAGTGAGGTGTAAACCTGTTGCTCCTTCTCCTTCGGCTCCAACGCTTCGGCAATGTCCGGCTTCGAAATCCCGGCGGGCCCCGCTTTCGTAACGATCTCCAGAATCCGGGCGTTGCGTGCCTGAACTTCCGGGGACGGCTTGCGGCCCCGGCGTCCCTTCTCAGGCTCCGGCTCAGGTTGGATCTCCTGTCCGAGTGCGGACAGTTCATCCGCTGCCTTCTGTGGGTCCTGGACGAACTGGCCGGACGCCGGGTCCCGGTCGTCGTGGATCAGCGCAGCGGCACTTGCCGCCGCCTCACGGAGCGCCTGAAGGTCTGGCATCCGGTCCGCTACCTCGGATGGCTCCGGCATGGTCTCCGGCTCAGAGACGGGCTCTGGGGCCTTCCCCCGCTCACGGTTGCGCTGGGCGCGCTGGGCGAAGGCGTTCTCCGCTGGTGGCTTCTGTCGGTTTTTAGCTACCCAAAACGTCATGATGGTTCTCCCTAGCCGGGGTTCACCCGGCGGATGTTGTAGTTGTTCCCCCACTTGTACGGCTCCCAGGTCATGACCGGAAGGAGACCGTACGCCATCTCCGGGATCAGCTCCAGGAAGACTTCCCCCTTCAGGGGGTAGACGGCCCCAGTGTCCGCGTTCATCATGCGCACGGTGTACCCGCTGCGCACGGTGATCAACTTGTCGAACTGGAGCCGGGCCGTGAACGGCTCAGCTTTCTTCCACGTGAACTGTGAGTCCGGCTTCGGAACGTAGTCATCCAAGGCCGAATCGTACCGGAGTTCGCGGTACGGATGCTCCCACGGAATCGACCCGTTGGGGCTGTACGGAATGAGGATTTCTTTCTTCGCCATGATGTAGCCCTTCATGCGAGCGGGGGCCCCGAAGGACCCCCGCACAGTCAACTAGAAGCCAGGGTCCGTGGTGAACCCGCCGGAGGCACCAACCACCGGCTGGTGGACTGAGGAGACGGCCGGGAAGTTGGTGACCTCCGCCGCCCCCGTGGCAGGGGCCTTGAAAGTCCCCGCCATCTCGATGATGGGGTTCCCATCGTTGGAGAGACGGCCGTTCTTGTCGGCGCGGCTGGTGATCTGGACCGTCTTGCCCACGAGGACGCGGGCAATCTGGTCAAGAGTCGGCTTGTGCGCGATCAGCGTCTTGCCCGTGATCCCGAAGGCGGCCATGTTCCCCAGGAACATCCCCGCCGCCTTCTCGCTCTTGTAGATTCGCGCTGCGAACGTCGTCGGACGCTTCCCCGCGTGGGGGCCCTCCGTGATCTTCAGCTTGAATTCGATTTGGGGGGTTTTCTTCTGCGAAGACTCCCCCGCTTCGGCCGACTCCACGCGCACGGTGTACGTGCCGATCGGAGCGGGTTCCGCGAAGCCCTGGTTCTCAGCGGCCTTGACCAGGGTCTCCCAGGATTCGTCTGCCATGTTGTTCGTCCTCTCTGTTACGGCTGGAAGCCGTTGAAGATGTGGCCCATCATCTCAGTGATGTTGGGGTTGCTGATCGCGTTGGTTTCGAAGCGGTCTTCGAAGTGGGACCCCGTGATGAACATGTCGTGGGGTTTCACCAGAAGCCGCCGCTCCGTGGGGGAGTCATCGGTAACGATCCCGTCCACGTTGGGGAGCCGGGCTACGCGGAGGCACGCCGTGGTGTTCATCCAATAGCCGATGCCGTTGCGGAGCTGGCCTTCCATGTGGGGGACGTAGCTTCCGTCTTGCTGCGACTTCCCCTCTGAGGTGAACACGACGACGCGCGCCGGGTTCGTGGGGTCCTTCACGATGTCACGGAATCGCTTGATGCGGTCCGACATGTGTGCAAGGAGCCGTCCCCAGTCTTGCTGTTGAAGTCCGGTCATGTCGGGCTGGATTGCCTTCTTGCACCGGTTCTGGACCTCGGTCACGGAGTCCATTGCGATGGACTGAAACGGGTGGTTTGGCTGGATAACCCAGTTGATCACCTGGTCCACGGTCTCCCAGCGGTGTACGTCCACAACGCAGATGTCCCACGTTCCGTCCGGCTCTGGCGGCGCTTCGGCGGGGTTCTCCCACCACGTCACACGGTACGGCTGATCCGGGTTGTTCGGGTTGCGCCTCCCTTCGAAGGCGTTCCACGACCCCTCAGCGTCCAGTGCCAGAAGTGGTCCCGGAGCTGTGGCCGCGAGCGAAGACTTACCAGTCTTCGTCTTCCCGTACACGAGGAATGAGGCGTTATGCCTCGGGTTTCGTTCGGTCATCGTGTCCTTTCCCAGTTCGTCTTCAGTTCCTAATTCTATCAGACACCCTTCTGGGGCGGATCCTGGTATCGCGCGAGCGGGTCACGCTTCTGGAAGCCGTCTCGAAGAGCATGCTCCACGCGCGAACCGTCTTCGAACATCGGGCACACCGTGAAGAACGGGCACTCCCAGGAACAGTCCTTCGTGGGGTTCGGGTAGGCGATGGACCCCGCCGCCTGAGGAGAAGCGTGCTCCAGGAGCGCTTCTACCCGGAACATGTCCGAGATGATCTCGTGGAGCCGGGCCTCATAGGCCCCAATCTCCTGATCGTTGTGGTGGATCTCGTAACGGGCGTAGAAAGGAGGCTTCGCGGCTTTGGTCCGCTTGACCTTTTTCAGCACGTTGTACAGGGCCCCGTCCGTCCATGCTCCGTCCTTCGTCCACGACTCAAGCCAGTGGTAGTGGAGCATCTGCGGGTCAGTCTGGAGCATGGGGAGCGCCATCGTGATGGACTGGGCGGTCTTGTGGTCCATGAACAGGCGCTTCCCGTCCATGTTCCGGCGGACCTGTGCGTCCAGCTTGCCGACGATTTCGAACGGCTTGCCGTAGCGGCTGGCTAGCACCGGGAACACGCGGTCTCCGCGAACGGATACGGTCTGCTCGGTGGCGATGAACTCCAGGTCCGCATCTTCGCCGGATTCAGCGATCCACTCCCCGTAGCCCTCCACCATGATGCGCTCCAGTTCGCAGTCTTTGCTGAACTGTTCGGTGGTCCCCTGGTCAGGCACGTCACCACACGCCACCAGGTACGCCACGTACTGGCCCCAGTCGTGGTCCTGAGCTTTCTTCAGTTCGTCCAAAGCGTCCTGGCCCGGCGTGTAGAACGCCTCCAATGCCGTGTGGACTCGGGAACCGGACCGCAGGGGGCCGGTGGGGTCATTGCCCTTGGGGCCCAGGCCCCGGAACTCCGAGAGGTACCACTTCCTACGGCACCGGAGGAACATCTTCATCTCTGAGTGACTGATACGTCTCACAGTGTCCATCTTTTTGTCCTTCCATCTGGGCCTCTATGCGGGGCCAGTGTTTGCGAACCCATTGGTTCCGGTTGGCAAGACGCTTCCGGGCCCGCTCCTGAGCAATGTACTCAGGAGTGGCCCGGGGATCGTCGTAGCGTAGACCGCCGATTGTTACCCCTCCATCAAGCTGGTGGCCTCCAGACGTGCCGCTTCCGCGTCCAGTTCAGCCGTATCCTTGCCGAGCCTGCGAAGCTTAACCCGGTCCCGGACGATCTCCTCCAGCCGCTCCGCCTTCGTGATGAGGCGTTCAATTTGCGTCTCTTCGATCGTCCCAGCGGTCACCAGATCAATGATCGTCACGGACTCGTGGACCTCAGAGCCGATGCGGTGGATACGGTCTTCACCCTGTTTCAGCTCCACCAGGGACCAACCCCGCTGAAGCCTGACCATGGTGTCAGCGCGGGTCAGGTTCAGACCCACCCCGCCAGCCTTGTAGGTGAACAAGATGTAGTCGATGTTCCCGGCTTGGAACGCCTGGACCGCCTTGTCACGTTCATCAGCCGACACACCGCCCGTGATCTGGGCGAAGGGGATTCCCTTGTCCGTGAGTCGCTTCGCGGCCAGGTCAATAAGCTGGCGGTGCTCAGCGGCGATCGCCAGCGGCTTCCCCGGGTTGTCTTCGATGATCGCCATCAGTTCGTCCACCTTCGGGCACGGGTCCGCGAGGGTCACCTTCCACGTGGTGGGGTCTTCGGGAGTCTCGCCCTTGTCCACCTCGCAGTACGCCGAGGAGAACTGGAGGAGCCGGGTAGCCCCTGCCAGGTTGCCATCCGCCACAAGGACCGTTCCGTCCTCCAGGACCGTGACCAGCTGGTCCGAGATTTCTGCGTACGCCTTCGCCTGCTTGGGACTCATCTCCACGTCGTGGCGCACGTACACCTTGTCCGGGAGCTGGGAGAGCACTTCCGCTTTGATCATGCGGCGGAACATAGGGTCCACCAGTGTGAAGAACTCCTCTTTCCGCGCCGGGTTCAGGCCCACGATCTCCATCCCGCCGAAGGCGTTGAACTGGAGGAGCGCGTACCGGTCCAGGAACGCGGACTTGGCCGGGAACTCCTCAGGGTTCACCGTGTGGAGGATAGACCACAGGTCCCCAGGGTGGTTCGCCACGGGCGTCCCGGTCAGGGCCCAGCGGTACTTCACCGTGGGGCCGTGGAAGACGTTCCAGATGGCGCGCGACTGGAGGGCGTTGGGGTCCTTCACCCGGTGGGCTTCGTCCAGGACGCACACGCGGAAGGGGATGGCGTTCAACTCCTTCGGGTGGACCTCGCAGACGGACGCCTTCATGTCCGGGGTTCCCGCCTTGGGGTCACACTCAGTGCACTTTTTCAGCCGGGCGGAACCGTAGGCGGACAGGCGCGAGTGGAGACGCATGGACTCCAGGTTCATGATGATGACTGCTTTCGGAGCCTTGACGGCTTCGGCCAGTTGCTTGCGGCGCTTGGGGGCGGTCCCCTGGATAACGAAGGGGTTGGCCTCCGGGAGCCACTGGCGGATCTCGCGTTCCCAGTTGCGCTTCAGCGTGTTCGGGCAGACGATCAGCGCCGGGTAGGCGGGATCGTCGTTGTTCACGTCGATGATGTCCACGATACGAAGCGCGGCGATCGTCTGGAACGTCTTGCCCGAACCCATCTCGTCCCCCAGGATGGCGTTCTGGGCGGCCACCAGGAAGTCCCTACCCGGGATCTGGAAGGGGTACAGCTTTTCGTCGTGGTCACTGACCCCAGAATCGGGATTCAGTGGTGCCATCGCTTCCCGCAGCAACAGCGCGCGGTCCCTGCGCATCCTCTTCAGGCGGGACCACTTGCCAAGCTCCTTGCCCACCACGAGTCGTTCCCCGAACTGGGAGCGGAGCACGATGCACGACGCCCAGGACAGGGGAAGGGTCCACCGCTTGGCGTCCTTCTCCCAGCGCTTGCCCGGGATCTGCTTGATGGGGTACGTGTCGTTCCACTGGGTGGGTTCCAGCTTCCCGTCCTGGGCCAACCCGTGAAGGGTGATCCGTTCGGGCCTGTTCGGGTGTACTTCAGCAAGAATGTTCATCATGGCGTCTTCCTTCCTTCATCTTCGGATTCCAGCCTAGCATCCCAGATGATCTTTGACCACCGGGGGTAGTCCACCTCTTTGAGGAGCGCAAACGCCTGTCGGGCCGCGTCGTTGGCGTGGCGAAGGGAAGCGATCCCCCACCCGATGTCGCGCAACATGTCGTCGTTGGCGTACTTCAGGTTGGCCTTGGCGTACTGGCGCACGTCTTTGATGCCGTGGAGCTGGGCAAGCCCCTTCACCATGCCCGTGACCTCCAGGGCGTCCGTCTGTTGTGAAAGCTTCGCGGTGTTGGGGGTGATGATGTACTTCTCAATGGCAATGTGAATGTTGTCCGGGCCGTACCACTGGGCCCACCGCTTCAGGGAATCGGCGGTGTGCGGGGTGATCTCCCCGCGCGGGTACTGGACCGCATCGCGCATCCCGTCTTCGAAGTACACGAAGATTCCCGTCATCTTGCCCGGGTCCACTCCGATCAGGACGTATTGGTCTTCACGCGGCTGGTACATAATCCCTCTTCTCTCCCCAACGATCGCCAATGGACACGCCCGCCGTGAGCGGGATGCTCAACAGGTCAGCATCGTTCATGATCTCGTTCATGGTGTGCACGGTGTCTTCCACGTCCTCGTTATCCACCTCCACGATCACTTCGTCATGGACCGGGAGGCGCAAGGCGTCTCCGAGTCCGGCCGCGTCCAGTTCCAGGAGCTTGGTCTTCAGGATCTCGGCGGCCATCCCCTGAATCGTAAAGTTCACCAGCTTGTACTCCTTGCCTACTTCGCCGATGAACCGGCGGTTCGTGAGCGGGGACCTGGTGTAGGGGGCTCCACCCTCATCGCGCGCCCGGAGCCGGGCCCGGCGCTGGACCTCCTGTTGGAAGTCAGGAACGCCCGTGTAGGACTCCGCAAAGTCCCGGGAGAGCTGTTCAATCTCCGCCAGCGGGACACCGGTGGTCGTGGCTAGCTTGTCGTTCCCGGCCCCGTACAGGGTGGCGTAGACGTAGCTCTTCGTAAGCTGACGCTTCGGGTCGTCTTTGCCGATCCGGGGGTCTTTGTAGATGCCCCGGGTCAGGGTGGTAAAGAAGTCCTCCTCCGTGGCGAAGGCGGCGGCCAGACCGGGGTCTGCGGACAGGTGGGCCATGATGCGTAGCTCCACCTGGTCAAAGTCCACCATGATGAGGGTCTTGCCCTCTTCGGCCACGATGCAATTGCGGATCACGCGGGACAGAGGGTCCTTACCACGCGGGAGTTGCTGGAGGTTCGGGTGGGACATGGACATGCGCGAGGTCACCACGCCGAAGGCTCCGGCGGACTGCTCAGCGAACCCCAGGGTGTTGATGCTGGGGTGAAGCCGCCCGTCATGCTCCGAGTACTCCAGGAAACGCCGGAGGTACGTGGACTTCAGTTTCTCCACCTTTCGGCGCTCCAGGAGGAGACGCGCGAGGGGGTGGTTAATCCCCGCCATGACTTCCTTGTCCAGGGAGAAGTCCCCGCCGGGGGTGGTCTTCCACAGCTCCACCTTGTCTTCCAGGAACCGGCGGGTGATCTGTTCACGGGAGCCAGGGTCCACGCCGAACTCACCCACGGAACGGGCTGTCAGATCCTCGTAGAGGGCCGCGAACTCCTCACCCTGGTTCAGGGTGTAGGGACGGTCCAGGAGGAGCCCAGCGCGTTCCATGCGGTCCGCAACCCACCCCACGGATACTTCCAAGTCGTAGGCACGGGGGGAGTCCCGGAATACGCCTGGGGCGTGGTGGTCCCACAGCCGGACAGTGAGCACGGGGTCCAGGGCGGCGTACACCCAGTACGCTGCGACCGGCCCGGAAGGGCAGACAGGCACCGTAGCCCAGCTCCACTTCCCGGAGGACATGACCGCATCAAGCTGTGCTTGCATGGAAGCGGCTTGCCTGTCTACGTGTCGCGCGGACTGTTGCTTGAGTCCGATAGACACCGTGGGGTCCGTGATGTGCGCCATCATCATCGTGTCGTCTACCAGGTGAATCGGGATGTTGATCCCATGCTTGCGCAGCATCGCCACGTCATAGCGCGCGTTGTGTCCAACGAAGCGGCCACCGCCTCCGACCCAGCGCCGAACGATCTCTTCGGCCAGCCCGTACCAGCGGTCCAGTTCAAAGGCCCAGCCGTGGAAGGCGTCTCCGAACTGAATCAGGCGTACCGAGTCCGTCTCCGGGGACAGGCCCGTGGTCTCAGTGTCGAAGCCGATTCGGTCGGTGGTTAGGTCCGCCAACCACTCAAGGCAGCGGGTCACGTCGTCGTAGGTTTCCACCAGGTGGAGGGAAACGTCTTTAAGCATCGTTCGTCTTCTTCCTTTGACGGTAGCGTCGTGCCTTATCACGGTTGCAATGCTTGCAAGCGCGTGTGTTATACCTCTTCACATAAATTGTGTTCTGTGGGGTGAACTCATGTCCGTTTGGGCAATGAGTATGCTTTCCTGCCAGTAGAAGCCTTCGTACGCGCATAAATCCGCGTTCGATGTTTTCCGCCGGAGTTACCGGCTCCATGTGATCCGGGTCCACGCAAATGGTGTTTCGGCACAGGTGGTCTAGGTGCAATCCGTCCGGGATGGGGCCCACCAACATCTCCCAGGCAAACCGGTGGGCGTACACCACGACGCCCCTCCGTAGAA